TTTTGGTCCTGCGGCGACTACTATGTTGTTTATGAAACTAACAGATTATCACAAATATTTAAAACCGTTTATTTTATTTTTACATTATCTACCAGATGAAATTGAGTATGATGAAGTGAAGTTAAACACTAATAGCATTCCAATGGATATGCAAATATTAAGAGAGCTGAGAAAAATATGATTGTCGATCTATTTCTAGTATACCAATTTGTTAAACGCCTTGCTACTCCTTTTGAGAAGTGGGATGCGTATGAGTTGGGTATTATTGATAAAGAAGGTAATCGTTTAAAGAAGATTAAAGATTTTAAAACAGTGAAAGAGAGACAGGCGTTTGGTCGTTTCGATCTTTTAGTACTAAAGCTAAAGAAACTATTAGAAAAAGTTCCTGGCGGTAAATCTCGTATTGCTTCTTATGCTGCAGCGCTTTATTTAATTAAGGAGCATAACGATCCTACATCAAATGCTTATTCGTTAAATGAAGAAGAATTACAAACAAAACTTGATGAGAATATGCTTGTAGCTGAAAGCTATAATGTAAACTCTGCGTTCTTAAAAATGATAGAAGATGCGCCTACTAATAATGTTGGTGGAGGTTCTATCGCAGGAACTGGTGGAGCTGGTGGCGAACCTGGATTGACTCCTGCACAAATGAAAAAATACAAAGATAAGAACAAGATGCTAAAACGTTTTAAGGATACAGTTAAATGAAATTATCTTTAATATTACTTGTAGTTATAGCATCGATGGGTGGAATTGGTTATTGGTACTACACTGATACTCAAGAGCGCATGGCTATTCTACAACAGAATAACACTAAACTTGAAACTGCGGTTGCGTTAAATGAAGAAGCACTAGCAAGTGTACAAGCAGATTATGCAAAAGCGCAGGCTGAAAATCAAAAACTAAATCAAGCATATGCAGATATACGTAGACAAAATAATAGACTGTCAGCTAAGATTGCAAATATCGATCTAGGCTTACTAGCAGTAGAAAAACCGGATTCTATGCAAAGAGCTGTCAATCGTGGAACAGTAAATGCTGGAAGATGCTTTGAACTATTATCAGGTGCAGAACTAAACGAAACAGAGAGGAACGCAACAAGTGGCGAACAATTTAATAAAGAGTGCCCTTGGCTTTGGGATGGTATTGCTCCTGACAGGGTGCCTGGGGACAACAACCCAGCCAATTGAAATTAGTACAAAGCCTATTGATAAACCTGATTTAACTTTACCTCCAGTTGATGAAATCAACATGCGTAACGTAGAGTGGATTGTTATTAATAGAGAAAATGTAGAGGCGAAGCTTGCAGAGCTAGAAGAAAAGAATATTCCTGTGGGTCTATATGTGTTGACTGGTGAGGGTTACGAAAACCTTAGTCTGAACTTTAGTGATATTAGAGCAATGGTTCAACAACAACAGGCAATCATAGTAGCATATGAAAACTATTACAAAGAAGCATCGGAAGCTTTAGATAGTGCTGTAACAGTAGAGTAGAAGGTAATGAGTAATAAAGACCAAATAGAGTTAATAACAGACGTAGAGCTGTTAAAGAAAGACGTATCTAATTTGCAGAACATACTTGGCAAGCTAGACACTGCTATAGACAAGATTGCTGATGCCACGGGTGGTATCTCTAAAATGCTTGCTGTGCATGATAGTCAAATTGGCATTAATGCTGAAGGTATCACTGAACGAAGAAGACTTGCCGAGAAAGAGAATGAACTAATTCATCGTAGAATTAGTGAGAAGGGTGATGAGGTCTTAGAGAGACTAGACAAGATGGATGTTGAAGTCACTAGCGAAATTAAAACCCTAACAGCCCGAGTAGCACTACTAGAAAAATGGAAGTGGTGGGTCATGGGTGGTTCATGGGCTATCGGCTTCATCATTGCTACTTTATTCCAAGCAGGAAATTTTATAAGGTCTTTCCTCATTTAACCCCTTGACATAGTTTCCATATCGTGTATAATGACTATTAACGTCATGATAATAATATGGAGATTCTAAATGAATCATGTAGATTTAAAGTATTCTGGTATACTATCAACAAGAGTACAAGGGTTTAAATTAAAATCACATTCACCTTATAGAGCTAATCTAAGATGCCCTATATGTGGTGACTCCCAGAAATCTAAACATAAAGCACGTGGCTGGATACTAGAGAAAGATAACTCTGGTATATATTACTGTCATAACTGTGGTGCTTCTATGGGGTTACGTAACCTTCTTAAGACTATTGATACTAATCTATACAACGATTATGTAGTTGATATGGCGTTAGACAAAGGTTACAAAAAGAAAGAAGAGCCAAAGCCAAAGCCGCTTGACACTCTAAGACTTAAAAGACCTAACTTCGCTAAAAAAGGATCACCTCTTCTAAAGATTATGAAGATGAGTCAGCTTTCTGTTGAACATCCAGTACGTCATTACATAAACAATCGTAAGATACCTACAAATCAACACTATAAGATATACTTCGCAAAACATTTTAATAAGTGGGTAAACTCACTAGTCCCGAATAAACTTAATGAAAAGTTTGTCGAGCCACGCATAGTCTTGCCTTTCATAGACAAGAAGAACGTAGTATTTGGCTTTCAAGGTAGATCATTAAACAATGACGGTATTCGATATATCACTATCATGTTAGATGAAGATATGCCTAAAATTTTCGGTCTAAATACAGTTGATTATTCAAAACGATACTATGTTGTTGAAGGTCCTATTGATAGCTTGTTCTTAAGTAATGCAGTTGCTATGGCAGGTGCTGATGGTAATGCTAGAGGCTTAGACAACGTAGAGAATGCAATCTTTGTATTTGATAATGAGCCACGCAATAAAGAGATTGTTGCACGTATGGAGAAGTGTTTAGATAAAGGATATAAAGTTTGCATTTGGCCTACGAATATACTTGACAAAGACATCAATGATGTGATACTATCAGGTATAAAGGGTGAAAATCTTCAACTAATTATCGACCAAAATTCTTACTCTGGTCTACAGGGTAAATTACAACTTAGCGAGTGGAGAAAAGTATGATCAGAGCTATTTTAGCTTGTGACGATGATTGGGGTATAGGTAAAGATGGTGATTTGCCATGGCCTCATAACCCAGCTGATCTTAGATGGTTTAAAGAGAGTACAACGGGTAGTGTGGTTGCTATGGGCAAAGCAACGTGGGATAGTCTACCTAAGAAGCCTTTGCCTAATCGTAACAACGTTGTTATTACAACAAGTGAAAAAGATAAAGATGGACCATATCATTTCTTGACGTTTAATAAAGCAAAGTCCTATCTTACTAGCATGAATCAAATACAAGACGTTTGGGTTATTGGTGGTGCTAAGTTAGTTGAAGGTCTACTGCCGATTATTGAAGAAGTCTGGTTGAGTCGCATACAAGGCTCATATGATTGTGATACTTTCTTACCAGCCACACTAATCGAAGAGACACTAAGTCTAACTTCTAGTGGTTGGCAAAATGATGTTTATGTTGACATATGGAGTCGTATATGAAACAATACTTAGATGCGTTAAAACACGTATTAGAAAATGGGGAAGATGTAGATGATAGAACTGGAGTCGGTACTCGCTCTGTGTTTGGTCATCAAATGCGTTTTGACTTGACAAAAGGCTTTCCCGCTGTTACTACTAAGAAATTACAATGGAAAGCTGTTGTAGGAGAACTACTATGGTTTCTAGAAGGTAGTACAGATGAGCGTAGGCTCAAGACTATTATGCATGGTACTACTAACCCAAACAAACGTACTATCTGGACTGCTAATGCAGAAGTGCAGGGTCAAGAGTTGGGATATGCAGAAGGTGAACTTGGGCCTATCTATGGATATCAATGGCGCAACTTTGATGGTCGTAGAGATCAAATTAGTTGGTTGATTAATGAGATAAAAACAAACCCTAATAGTCGTAGACTTATCCTAAGTGCTTGGAACCCTAATCAAATCGATGAGATGGCATTACCCCCATGTCATACAATGGCACAATTTAGAGTAATGAATGGTGCGTTGTCTTGCCAGATGTACCAAAGAAGCGCAGATATGTTTTTGGGGGTGCCATTTAATATTGCAAGTTATAGCCTATTTACCCATATCTTAGCACGAATATGTGACTTAAATGTAGCACATTTTGTGTGGGCAGCGGGAGACGTTCATATATATACTACACACATGGACCAGGTACGGCAGCAAATACAAAGACAGCCTGCTGGTCTTCCTACATTAGAAATGAATAAATTCACATCACTTAATGAACTTCTAGATTTAAGTGTTGATGATTTCGTTTTGAATGACTACACCCCAATGGAGTCAATCAAGGCCCCTATGGCTGTTTAACTAATTATATACAAGAGAAAGAGGACGAGAATGTTAAAAGTAATTTCCAATAATCCCGACAGAAACACAAGAGCCCTTATGTCAGACACTAAGTTCTACGAAGGCTATTCACGTTGGGATGACACTAAAGAGCGATATGAGTCGTGGGAAGAAGCTGTATCACGTGTTATGAATATGCATCGTGATTACTATGATAAAGTAATGACACCTGAATTAGCTTTGCTAATCGATGAGGCAGAAGCTTCATATAAACTTAAATATGCTCTAGGCGCTCAACGTGCTTTACAATTTGGTGGTGAGCAATTACTTAAGCAACAAATGAAAATGTATAACTGTACTTCAACTTACGCTGATCGTGAAGGGTTCTTCGGCGAATTGTTTTACATTCTACTATGTGGTGCTGGCGCAGGGTTCTCTGTACAAAATCATCACATTGATCGTCTTGCACCTATTCAAGAACGTAAGAAGCAAGCAAAGGGTTATGTAGTAGAAGATAGTATTGAAGGATGGGCAGATTCTCTTGCTGTTCTAATGTCTTCATACTTTGTTGGCGGTGGTGTGCATCCTGAGTTTGAAGGTCGTAAAGTTTACTTCGACTTGTCTAACATTCGTCCAAAGGGTGCAATGATTTCTGGTGGGTTCAAAGCACCTGGTCCAGAGCCTCTTCGTCGTACACTAGATAAAATTGAATACATGCTACAAGGTATCGTTCTTTCTGGTCGTAATAAACTAAAGTCTATCGAAGTGTATGATATCGCTATGCACGCCGCTGACGCCGTTCTATCGGGTGGTGTGCGCCGTTCAGCTACCATTTGTTTGTTTTCACCAGATGATGAAGATATGATGAAGGCTAAAACAGGCAATTGGTTTATTGATAATCCACAACGTGGACGTTCAAACAACTCAGCAGTGATTGTACGTGATGAGATTACTAAAGAGCAATTCGCTAACTTCATGTCTTCAATCAAAGAGTTCGGTGAGCCTGGTTTCTATTTTGTAGAAGATAAAGACATGACTACAAACCCATGTGTTGAGATTGGCATGTACCCACAGATCGATGGTGAGTCCGGCTGGCAAGGTTGTAACCTAACAGAAATCAATGGTGGTAAGTGTACAACTAAAGAAGAGTTCTTTAAAGCGTGTCGTGCAGCGGCTATTCTAGGCACCCTACAAGCAGGATACACAAACTTCAACTACATTAGTGAAGCATCAAAGCGTATCTTTGAGCGTGAAGCACTGCTAGGAGTATCTGTAACAGGTTGGATGAATAACCCAGATGTTCTATTAGATGCAGAAGTTCAAACAACTGGCGCAGAGATTGTTAAAAGTGTTAACGCAAGTGTTGCTGAATTGATTGGTATCAACGCTGCAGCTAGAACAACTTGTGTGAAGCCATCAGGTAATGCTTCAGTGTTGTTACAGACAGCATCAGGTATTCATGCTGAGCATTCACCTCGTTATCTACGTCATGTACAATTGAACAAAGAAAGTGAAGTTGCTCAATTGATTCATGAAACAAATCCATATATGGTTGAAGAGTCAGTATGGTCAGCAGGTAAGACTGATTATGTTGTTGCGTTTCCAATCATCTCACCTGATGATTCATTGTATCGTCAAGAACTATATGGTACAAGTCTACTAGAAAAAGTGAAGCTGGTACAAAACAACTGGGTCGAAGCCGGTACTAATGTTGAGAGATGTGCCCATCCAAAACTACGTCACAACGTTTCAAACACCGTGACTGTTATGCCACACCAGTGGAAAGAAGTAGAAGATTATGTATACGCAAACCGTGGTGCATATGCGGGTATTTCTTTCTTAGGTGGATCAGGTGATAAAGACTTTAATCAAGCACCGATGACAGAGGTTCTTACAGAAGCAGAGATTGTTAGCAAGTATGGTAAAGCATCATTGTTTGCCGCAGGTCTTATTGTAGATACTCGTAAGGGGTTTAATGATCTATGGGAAGCTTCTTCTGTTGCACAAATGGATAAAGAGTATCGTGGAGAAGTATCTGATCTACGTGCAGAGTGGATTCGTCGTTTCAAGAAGTTCGCTGATAACTATTTCATGGGCGATATGAAAGAAGCGGAGTATTGTCTAAAAGACGTTTTCTTACTACACAAGTGGACTAAGATACAACAGAACATCAAGCCAATTGATTTTACATCTGAATTAGAAACAAAGAAGTTCACAGATGTTGATACTATTGGATCAGCGGCTTGTGTCGGTGGAGCGTGTGAAATCACATTCTAAATAATACAAAAATGGTGTAGACCTTCGGGTCTATGCCAATTCATACAATAATGCGTAGCAGAGGTCGAGTAAATATGAGCCAAAAAATAGAAGAAAGATGCCCTTACTGTGACACACAGTTTGCAGTAGAGTTTGAAAACGAAGATGATGAGCTAGTGTACTGCCCATCGTGCGGTGAAGAATTGCCAAGTTTTGAAGATGAACTAGACTTAAACGATGAAGACGAATGGGACTAGTTATAAATATATGAAACAAATATAGGATGTTTCATGTGGCATTATAATGACAAAGAGTTTACTAGTGATGATATCAATGATTATATTGGCTTTGTATATGTAATCACACACTTGTCTAATAATAAAAAATACGTAGGAAAGAAGTTATTCGTGTCCAAACGCAAACTTCCACCACTCAAAGGTAAGACCCGAAAGAGAACTGTCGTCAAAGAAAGTGACTGGCAGAGCTACTTCGGGTCTTCTGATGAGGTCAAAGCACTTGTCGAAGCACAAGGCTACTCAAACTTTCATAGAGAAATACTACACCTTTGCATGTCAAAGGGCGAACTAGGTTACCTAGAGGCAAAAGAGCAATTCGATAGAAACGTTCTTTTATCAGATGAATATTACAATGGCATAATAAATTGTAAGATACATAGAAACCACGTAAGGAGATTGAGCCATGACGAAGTGGGAGATCAAGGAAGCTAACAGACTATTCTGGATGGTGAAGGGGCATTTGATACCTATGTCCTGGAGCGAGAAAGATGTTAACGCTATCTATGAATCTTACTTTCGACGATTATGGGGCAATCATGAAGTCGGTATACGTGAAGCGGGCTTTGAGGCCGCTTATAAAGAGCGTGAAGCTCAGATATACAATGAAGAGATAAAAACCATTGCTATTCTTGGTGGTCATTATGATTAAACCCTTGACATGACCAATCGAATCATCTATAGTAGAGATGTAGCAATGAGAAAGTTTAATATGTTTTACTACGTGAAGGGCGGCAATAATAAGTATCGCCAGACAATTTCAGAAGCACTTTGTTTCGCAAAAGGGTATCTTTTGCCTAGGCATCGTAACATTGAAATTGAAGTAGAAGTCAATAAAAATCTTAAAGCTGATGCCGATGTATTTGAAGGTGATGATGATCGTCACTTTGTAATTCGTGTACGTAAGGGTATGGAACGTGAAGACCTATTGACTGCAATCTTTCATGAGTTCGTACATATCAAACAAGCTATACGTAAAGAATTCGATATATTTGATATTGACGATACGCCTTACTTTGATCGTCCTTACGAACAAGAGGCTTATGCTTTGCAAGAAAAAATGTTGGAAAAGTTCAAAAAAACTTTGGCTTAACCCTTGACATTACCCGAATCATGTATTATATTATATATGTAACGAGATGAAAGAGAGATATATTATGAATAACCAAATTGAAAATCTTATCGAACATATCAAGCAAGATTACTTGCGTTGGACTAGTGGTAACTTTACTAAAGAGTTGAGTGATATCAATATCAAAATGGTTGATGAGTTCAATGAAGGCCTGACATATCAAGAAGGTCGTAAATACATTAAAGTATTGTCAAAAGGCTCTGTATGGGGTTTCATTGTGAAAGGCGAAGATAAGTTGTTCAAAGCTGGCGACATTTTGAAAGCCGCTGGTTATAACTCTCCTGCCCGTAACAAGGCACGTGGTAACATCATTGATGGTGGGTATAGCGTTGGTTGGACCGGTCCTCACTACTTATAAGGAGTATTGCTTATGTGTAAAGTAGAGTTTCAAAAATATGTTCTAGATGGTATAGCTGAAGGGCTTACCATCAAAGAAAACATGAAGTTCGTAAATTGGAATGATGCCTGTAATTGGGCAGCAACCGTAACCGAATCTATCCGTGTTCCGTTTGTCATACTTGAAATGACAAATCTCGAAACTGGAGAAGTAGAAAATTTTTAAAGATAAATAGACTTACCTAATTAGAATAGGATAATAAAATGAAATCAATCCATTTAGTTACGGCAGCTTTAATCGCTGTATCAACACCAGCATTCTCGAATGAGGTTGTTAAAGATGTAAAAGTTTTTGATCATACTAAGGTAATTACAAAATATATTCCTACAACAACTTATGTATGTAATGATATTAAAAAGCCTGTGTATGCTAATGTGCAGAAGCAAGGCGATGCGGCTGGCAGTGCATTACTAGGTATGATCCTTGGTGGTGTTATCGGCAAAGGTGTTACAGGTGACGATGGTGGCGCAGCCGCTGGTGCTGTCATGGGTGGCCTTATCGGCGCTGATAAAGGTTCGCAGAATAGAACATCAAAAGAAATCGTTGGGTATGAAATCGTAGAGCAATGTAAAGATGTTGTTAGAAACCAAGAACAAAATGTAGAAGTTTATTCGCATTCAACCATTCGCTTCTTTCTAAACGGTGAAAGATATGTATTGGACTTTGTAAGATAATGTGGACACTAGTTTTTATATATTTCTATGAGGTGACACCTTATGTAGAATTGATTAGTACCCATGATAGTATGGTAGAGTGTTTTCAATCAAGAGAAGCACTAAGCGAGTTTCATGGCAAAGGTGGTGGGTATTTTAATGCACAGCAACAAGCCCTTTGTATTAACATGAACGAAAATTAAGAGGTATTAAAATGTTTAGATCAATATTTAGAGTAATGAAGTTTCTTATTATAGTATACTTTCTGTATTGGCTATTCATATATTTAATGTTAATGATAGCAGTAGGCTAGGAGAATATTATGAATAATGGTTTTACAGAGCGTGAAGATAAAGCTTTTGAAGAGTATGCAAAATACATCATGGACGAAGTGCCTGATGAAAAAATTGAAGACTTGTTCTTTGAGATGGGAATTGAAATCAATTTGAATAAGCCTTGGACGGAAGATTGAATGAGTGATATAGATCCGGTAATGCCAATTGTGTTAAGTTCTTATGTGTCAACAACAGTAGACCCATATAAAGAAACTAAAACTGCTGTAGAGCATTTAAGTACAAACGGTTCGATTAGAATTGATTCTGTTGACTACATTCGCTATAATAGAGATGGTGAATTAGTTAAACCCGAAAAACAAATTATAGACATATCTGTATAAGGAGAATATTATGAGTGAAGAAGATGATGGTACATTTAAAGTACATCGTGCCCACAAGATGCTTGATTGGCTAGAAGGCGAAGCAACGCAATGGGCAGAAAATCTTGTCGAAGAACATTTCGGCTGTGAAGAAATTTCTGAGTTAACGAAAGAGCAAGTAGAAGAAGTGATTGCTGCTGCAGAAGACCTTGATGAGCATTATGGTGATATGCTATCTATGGGTATGTTCAATATTGTTCGTTATTGGGAAAATGAAAATGATGAATACATCATGTAATTAAATAAAGGATTTGTGAATAATGTATAAAGTGACAGCATGGTTTAAGGATTATAAAGTGTCTGAAAAATTTCATGACGTGAATGATGCCATAGAGTATCGTGATGATGCTGACGCACACTATCCTTTAAAGGTAACATTTAGAAAGGTAATATCAATGAGAGAATGGGTATATAACTGTTGGAATGTAGTAATGGATCATAATATGAATCCATTGAGTAGTATTCCAGACTTTAGTACACGACATATGATTATGCAA